TTCTGCCGGAGGCACAGCCACGGCATCAAGGCCCGACAGAGACTGGAGACGCCGCCCTTGCCACTATGTGCCATCCTAAACCAAAGAATTTCTATAAAATTTTTTTTCAGACCGCAGCTCTGGTTCACCAACTATAGCACGCCTATAGAATTCGTAAATCCACGCCTCATAACCGAAGAGATTATGCTCAGCAAAGAGGAGCGCCTGTACTACCAGGGGACGCCTTTCAGGTCAGTCATCAACGTGTCTAAAAATGACGCCGTCACCAACTACCAGAACGGTAAGCCGACACACTACTTCACAGCCGACTTCCCTGTGACCATGATGGTCTGGTTTGTCCGGGACGCCAACTACGAATCGGTCAGCACCAACGCCTACTACGCGTCCAGGTACGCCTACGGCTACACGACCGACTACATCACAATCACAACCCCGGTCACGTTTTTCGACGGCACAACCAACAAGTGTATCGACGTTCTGGAATCGACCGACATCTTCATAAACGGCCGAAACCTCATGGGGCCGTTCGCAACTGGCGTGTTCTACCAGTACAAACAGCCCATGGACAACGGTCTCAGCATCCCGTCAAAGAGCATGTACACATACTGCTGGGGCAAGTCGCCGAAGGAGTATAACCAAGGCGGCTACCTTAACTTTGAAAACATAGACAGCAAAACGAGCAAAATAGTACTTTCGTTCTATCAGCAATACTCTCCAAATATTCAGGCAAATTACAAAATTAATTTATTTTATTATGGCTATCGGGTCCTGAGCATCGCGAACGGCCGCGCGACATTAATATAGAAAAGTATAGTAGGATGGATGTTGTCAGACTAGGCACATCTGATAAAATCATATCAGGCAAACCCGAGGCGACTTACTTTATTCAGCGCTACTCAAAGACTTCTCAGTTTGCTTCGCAAATCATCAGACTCCAGTTTCCAATTTCAGTTTCGTACGGCGAAGAAACTGAAATTGAGCTCTACCAAGAAGGCGACCTTATAAAGGACGTGTACCTGAACTTCCTGTATCCGAGCGGCCAGCCGTCTGTCGTCTGTGACAGCTTCGGGACCTACATGCTCAACTGGGCGCAGCTGGAGTACGGCGACCAGATAATAGAAAGAATAGATGGAGAATTTTTGGAAATGACTAATGACCTGACTGTGCCACAGACAAAACAGAGCTCTCTGTCGAACCTCGTCGGCAAGTCTCTCACCAGTAACCTGTCAGCCTACTATGTCAAACTGCCGTTCAGTGTGTTCGACAAGGGTCTGCCGGTCTGCGCGCTCAAGGAAAATCCGCGCATTCGCCTGTCTCTCAGAAACTTTGTGGAGGGCTCCTTGCTCGCCGGTACCACCAACCCTCCCTTCACAGCCGCGCTCTACGTCAACTACATATTCCTCCCTGAACCCGAAAAAAATTATTTTATAAAAAATGAATTGACCATACTGTTCAACCAGACTCAGCGCTATGACCTCAGTACTTTTTACACGAGCAATGTCACAGTCTACACAGAGTTCCAAAACCCAACAAAAGAATTATTTTTTGTTATTCAGGATTTTGGATCGGACCCGTACACCTGGACCTCGGTGGCGACCGGCGCCCAACAGCTGCTGACACTGCGGATGCTCCTGAACAACGCAGAAGTCATCACGACGGACATGGGCACGCCGCTTTTCCTGAGGGCGTTGCAAGGGCTCGAAAACCATACCAGGTGCCCGGACAGATACTTCTATATGTACTCGTTCGCGCTCGACCCTGAAAACATAAATCCGTCAGGGTCGGTCAATATGAGCTGCCTCAGACAGCAGTTTGACTTTGTCCTAGTGCCAACCACGGCACCCTACGGCCGAACCATTCACATCTACGCCAGGAATTACAATATCCTGAAGATTAAAGACGGCCTGCTGCGCGTCCTTTACCCAGTTCCATTCCAGATAACAGGCACGCCAAACTCTAGAGTCAACAACACGCCACCGACGACATCATATATGCTCGCGCTGTCTAATCCAGGGACACTGGCATTCAATACGGTGGGTAGTTCAAATACATTTAGTATGACTCTGACAAATCCTTATAACGTACCCGTGACGTGGTCTCCGCCCGTGGTGAGCGGTCTGTCAGTCTCTTCGACAACAAATAAAAATATAGTTTTTACAGTCGCTCAGGGAGTCTCTATAGCAAGTCAGAGCGTGACTGTTTCTGCTCAGACCACCGTGGCCCCTGTTTCTCAGAGCTTTACCATTTCAGCCACAAACAATCCGTATCTCGTATGGGGGACCATCTCTAATAAAACTGTAGTTACTGTACTCACGAGCCAGTCATTTTCGTTTAATATAGCCAATTATTACTTGGCGCCTATTAACTGGTCATACACGTCGGTCGCAGGTCTGACAGCAGTGACAACTCCTACGAGCATCACTTTCACGGTCGCGCAAGGAACTGCTATCAGCCAAACGATTAGCGTAACCGCATCCTGCTTCGGTACTTACTTCTACCCCATGTCATTCGGTCTGACGGCTGTCAACGACCCCGGGCTCGTGCTCGAAAACCCAGGGACCCAAACGCTCAACACAACCACTGGTTCGCAATTCGTGTCGGCGTTCCTGACAAATTCGTACAGCCTCCCGATTAGCTGGACCTACACACAGATAACGGGCGTGACAGTGACCGCCACAACGTCCGGGATATCATTCGTAATCGGCCAGGGCGTCACAGTCACGTCACAGACTGTCACCATGACGGCCACTTGCGGAGAATATCAGGTGTCCCAGTCTTTCACTCTGAGCGTGACCGGCCTGTTCCCCATACTCGGTAGCAGTACAACTTACGAAATACTCACGGGTGTTTCAGGCACAAACACAACAACAGGCATCAACTACTTTGATACCAGGGACACCATAGCACTAGGCGGAGCTAATACAACTCAATATCCGTTTACTATAATTACGGGTTCCATAGGCCAACTTCTTACATTTATTCTAAGAATTAACACAGGTAGTGCTACTTATAATGAAAACCAGTCTGCGTATGTCAACTACGGAACAGGGTGGGTACAAATCGCAGCCGTAACAAACCAGATTGTAAGAGTTAAAGACGTGACCATTACGTATACGATACCTGCCGGAACCTCTCCTGGTCAGTATTCAATAGTGTTCCAGAATGATTTTAGTGCGGTAACAGCCCCTACTGCAGTGGGCGTTTACAAATCGGCCCGTGAATATGTGTTGAAAATAGTTTAAAAAATTAATTTTGACTATCAGGAATGAATTTGCAACTCAAAAAGTTCGACCCATCGACCATGGCGGACGACTCGGTGTGCATCTTCGTGGGCAAGCGCCGCACAGGCAAGTCGACCCTCGTGACCGACATCCTGTATCACAAGCGGCACATCCCAGCCGGCATCGTCATGTCAGGCACGGAGGACGGCAACCACCACTACCGCAACTTCGTGCCGGACCTCTTTATCTACGGCGACTACAACAAGCCGGCCGTCGAAAAGGTGCTCGAGCGCCAGCGCAAGCTCGTGGGGATGGGCCAGGGGCAGGCTGCGTTCCTGCTCCTGGACGACTGCATGTACGACAAGGCCTTCATGCGCGACGAGTGCATCCGGCAGTGCTTCATGAATGGCCGCCACTGGAAGCTCTTCTTCATGATGACCTGCCAGTACGTCATGGACATGACCCCCATGATCCGAACCAACGTCGACTACGTCTTTGTGCTGCGAGAGAATGTCCGGCAGAACAGAGAAAATCTTTACAAATGTTTTTTTGGAATATTCCCAACCTTCGACATGTTCTGCACCGTCATGGACAGCTGTACCGAGAATTACGAGTGTCTGGTACTGGACAATACCAAGACGAGCAACCGCATCGAGGACTGTGTCTACTGGTACAAGGCGCCGATCCGGCGCAACTTCCGGATAGGCAGCCAGCGCCTCTGGGACTACCACGCGCGCAACTACAACCCGCGGCACGCCAGCGCTGCACCCCTGGACAGGTCGCTCGTGCGCAAGCGGGGCGCCGGCCCGACAGTCAACGTCAAGAAGGCAGGCGCGTAAACATAATGTCCAAAAATTATTTATGAAAATTAATGGAGACTATGGACTTTAGCGGCGGTGGTCTGACGTACAGCCCGATGGTCGAGGGCGTCCCCCAGAACAAACCCGACTCGAACACCAAGATTCCAGAGGGTCTCATCATGCCACCGGCGCCAACTGTCGAGGAAAATAAAGTTGAACAATCTAAAGAGATGGCTGACTTTTCCACTCCGATTGACGAGCTGGTCGCCCCCGGCCCCGGCCAGATGATTCAAGACGAAATGATGGGCCCGGCGTCCCTGCCCATGCAGTCCAAGCGCGTGGCCCGCAACGAGGGCGGCTCCGGCTCCAAGTCCAACAACCCGATGGGCCTGACCGACGAGCAGTACACGGCAGTCATCGCAGGCCTCTGTGGCCT